TAATGAGATTACCATTCGAGACCTGATCAAAACATCGCTCCGAATGAGGCCGGATCGAATTATCGTCGGAGAAGTCCGGGATGCTTCTGCGATTGACATGCTTCAAGCGCTAAATACAGGGCATGATTTATTAGCACTATAGCAATTAAGCTAAAAAATAAGTTCAATCTTGCGGTCAGCATAGAAGCGTACCTCCTGTAGTACAGACCTCCAAAAGCGTACTTTTTCTTGGAAATCAAAGGTTGTATATATATTTTCAAAGTTACTATTCAGCAATTCCTTTATGTTACTTAAATCTTTTTTAGGTGCTTCATGAGATGGTAATGCATTTAACGAGTCTATGAGCTTTGCTCGATCAAGTTTAAACTCGTCCATTGTTAGTAATTCATTCAGATAAAGATCTTTTAATCTTTCAATTTTATCCTCAATTAATTTTCTTTTGGCATAATTGCTCACGGCGGGGGTGGATGCCAATTCATATTCGGCCACATATGCATCCAAATCTTCGCGGAGATGCGAAATCAAATATTTTTCCAGGGTGGTTTCAAATAGAATTTTTTTGTTTCCACATAACTTCAGATCAAAATGTCTTTTGCATCGATACCCACTGCGTTTGTATTTCTTCCGGGTACCATCAATTCTGGGATGTCCAATTCCATGCACCTGGTGAGCAGCCATAGCAGATCCGCAATCTCCACAGCGAACCATTCCGGCAAAAAAATAGTCATTTGTTTTATTAGCTTTTATATTACGAGATAATAGATGTTGGACTAAATCAAAGGTTTCACTGTCTATAATCGGCTCGCAGTAATTTGCATTACCTCGAAAATCGCCTACGTATTTTCTGTTTTTAAGAATACTTCTTCGATATGTCTGGGCAGTTCTGTCTATGCCGTAATTTTCACGCATATACTTCATTACATCAATTAGATTCGATGTCTTTTTGTATCGCTCAAAGATTTCGACAACATACTTTGCATTTTCATCCGGTACGAGTCTTTTACTTTCAATGCGATATCCAAAAGGAGCTGTTCCAGAGATTACTTCCCCAAACTTTACTTTACTATCAAATACCGCTAAAATTCGCTCGGAATCGTTCTGAGCTTCTAATTCTGCCCATGTCATTGATTGAGCTACAAAAGCTCTGCCATGGGCTGTTGTTGTGTCAAAAAACGGCTGTGAAACAGCAGTCCATGTTACCACATGCTCTTCTAACGTCGCTTGAGTATTAAGATAGTGACGTAGCGATCGGAACCAACGGTCAAGCTTTGTAAACAATATTATATCAATGCTGCCAGATTTAACGTCATCCATTAGGCGTGTGAATTCGTCTCTAGCAAGCTTCTGGCCGGATATACCATCATCGACATATTTATCATATACAATCATATCACTGTGTTTATTGGCATAGTCCTGTAAAGTCTCCAGTTGTTCCCTGAGACTATCCCCTGTCTTGGCCTGTCTTTCCGAGCTGACACGCAAGTAAAGAGCAACGTGCTTAAGAGTCTTTTCTTGTTTTTTCTTCAATATACCACCTCTTTATCTGTTTATCATTTTCATAACCCCTAGAGCAGGTTCGAAATATACTATGTAATTATCTACAGTAGTGCAGATACCGTACTTACTTCGGTAATAGTCTACGGCTTCTTTTAAAAATGTCTCAGTAACCCCAAGATAATCAGCCACAGTAAACGCACTTGTGCAGTTTGCTTTGTAGGCCTCTATAAGCCCTGATAATCCGATCTGTATGTCATAAGCTACTGATCTTGCTTTAAGTTCCTGCTTACGATTCTCGGTTTTGCTCTGATCTAATATATCACCCGTATTGATAAGGTAATGCCCAATCTCTTCAGCAAGAATACACGATTTTTCTTTAAGTGTGGGTATATTCTTTCTGATAGCTATTTTATATCCCTTAATTCTCCCGTTATATCCCGTGAGTGGCTTTTCTTTCACAGCAAGCCCCAAGTCATCAGCTATGCTCAGCAGTTCATCATATGTCAAATTAATCACCTCATGTTTATAATACGATGCCATAAGGACATATCATGTCAAAAATCATCCATAAGGTCTTCATCATGCTTTTTATCATCATCGGTAGCACCGGGTAGAGGATTTGCTGCATTCAACAATGGTTCCTCCATCTGTTGTATTTTATATAGCCTTGTCGCGAACTCCAGCACCTTATCTTTATTATCTTTATTTAAACCATTAACTACTTCGTTCAACCTTTTTACATATGTAGCAACTCTTCTTACTTGTGCGATCGTATGAGGCTGAGAAATGACACCGCTTGCCATTTTGTTTTTTGCCTGATCAATAAATTCATAATAATTAAACCCAAGCATCTCGGACAACTCCATAAGGGTTGAAATTTTTATTTTTCGTTCCCCTGTTTCATACCTTTGTACAGTTTTTCTAGTGACACCAATTTTATCTGCGATATCATCTAACGTGTATCCTTTTGCGATGCGTTTCTCTCTAATCATATCTCCAATGATTTTATATAACTCAACTTCGTACTCGCTCATTTATTTTACCTCAATTCAAATAATTTACAAATTTGATTATATACCAAAATTGGACATTATGCAACTTATATTTTTAATGAAAATGTCCAAAAACTGTATTGACACATCCCACATATGGTGTTAATATAAAAGTGTCCAAAACGGACACAACATTTTGTATAAGGAGGTGTTAACATGCTTGAAAACATACAAATTATGGGAAAAATAACGATAAGGGATCTGCGCAGTCTATCCGGACTATCGCAGCAAGATTTTGCAAAAAAAGTAGGGATACCATTTACTACGTATCGCAGATACGAACACGATGTATCAAAAATGGAGGTTGGCAAACTATTTCAAATTTGTGAAATCTTTGGAATATCAATAAGCAATATCAAGGTTTAATTTGCCGTCAGGTGTCCAAAATGGACATTTAAACAGGAGGTGGCAACGTGCCGGAAGAAAAGTCAAAACCAGACCCAAACAAAGTATTTAATGTTATTGCTGACATCATAGCTGATCGAGAAGGAGTGAAAGTGACTGTAAAATCAGTTAAGAAAAACGGTGAACATAAGACCACCTAGACAAGCAGAAAGGAGGTCCATCTTGAAAGAAGATATCAAAACGCTCCTTAAATTCATTCTCGGAATCTTGGCTTTTCTATGCATCTACGGGACAGCAGGCTCGCTCGAGCTTGATATAATCACTGTCCAGCAAGCGCTAATTCGGTGCGGAGCAATATTCGGAGCAGTAATAATTGGGGTGGTTATAACAGCTATTAGGCAGCATAGAGAGGAGGAAAACATATGAATTGTGGAAAGTGGAGAGTATCAACCAATCGCATCGGTGTCAAATGGATGTATATTGTCTTCAGATTAAGAGACTTGAACGAAGTAGATCATTCCGGTAATAGGGATTACGCAACCGGTTGGATGGAGGACAAGCAGGAGGCCCAGAAGATAGCCGATCAGATGAATTGCTGTATAGATGAGAAGGAGCTGAGTTCTGATGGCAAGATATAAGAAGTGTATCAGCTGCCGCAGGATCTGGAATATCAGTGTGAGGCAGGAGATTCCAAGCAGCGGATATGTGTGTCCGCATTGCATCAGTGTAAGAAAAAAGCTCACCAGGTCTGGCAGGACCAAAATGAGCGCATAACAAATTATCTAAGGTGAGTATATCACCAGAATCGGAGGATTGCAAGTATGGCAAGAGGAATCGTAAGAAAGATTGATGAGTTAGGAAGGGTAACGCTTCCTATTGAAGTAAGACGTAGGTTTGAATTAAGCACCGGCGACAGAGCTGGACTTGTATTAGATGGACAAGTTATCCGAATCAGCAAGAAGGTATCTGGTATGAGTAGACCTATTGACGAACTTGGCAGACTGACGTTGCCGAAGGAGTTTCGCAGATCATTGGGATTTGTTGAATATCAAGAAGTTGAAATATATATCGATGATGGAGATATCTGTGTATCAAAGGTTGGTTGCGAGTGGTGCAGCAGTACCGAGGAGCTGATGGATATCAATAGACATTGCCTCTGTCGGAAATGTGCTTACACGGTTGTGGATGCAGTGATGGAGGGATAGCTTATGAAATCAGGAGTAACTAAGCAAGAGTTAATCAAGTCACTGGAGGCAACGCTTAAGCTCACCCGAGAGCCTATCGAGAGTTTAGAGTTGGTTGGCGAAGATAAAGTTATCATCCATTTTAAGGGCGATGCAACAGTGCCGGTAAATATCCACATGGATAGTGGACTGGCAATCATCCGCGATGTATCCAGAGCAATAGATTATTGATGGAGGTATGAAGATGAGCCATGACTACTGGTATTGTCCAGTTTGCAACGGTAATTATAATCACGGTGAGCCGTGTGATTGTGAAGAAGGACTTCCGTTTGTAACAGTGCCGAATGATTGCGGTGCACATAAGGAATTTAAGGAGGAATTATCAGGTGAATATTATCAAAGTTAAATTTCTCAGGGATGGGCAACCATCCGGTAGAGCTTATACATACTTCTCGGAGAATCCGGTAGTAGTGAACGATAAGGTACAGATTAATTCTGCATCGGTTGGAGTTGTGACAGAGATTGATGTTCAGGAGGAAGAGATTGCAGATTACAGAGATAAATGCAAATTCATCCATAGTACATATCAAGAACCGATTAAGGAGGAAAGCGTCAATGAATGAATTACAGATTGTAGTTGATATCAAGCCAAGTCTGATATCAACAAATTTTGAGGATATTAAATCTACTCTTTCAGAGCAGATGCAGGTTTATAAGGAACTGGAGGTTACCGAGGAGAACAAGGTTGAGCGCAAGAAAGATGTTGCTACTCTTCGTAAAATGGCTAAGGCTGTCAATGATAAGAAGGTTGAGGTCAAGAATGAATTCCTGAAGCCTTATACTGCATTCGAGGAGAATGTAAAGCAGCTGATCGAGATCATCAATGAACCGATCGGGATAATCAATAACCAGGTAAATGAATTTGAGGAAAAGCAGCGATTGCTGAAAATCGATGAAATAAATAAAGCATTCGCTTCTCTGATTGCTAATTATCCAACCCTCATCGAGGAAATCGGCATTGTTGTAATTTACGACAACCGGTGGGAAAACATCGGTGCCACCATGAAATCCGTTAAGGATGAAATGACCGCTAAACTAAACACTATACGCGATAATGTCGCGCTGATCAGTTCCATGGTATCGGATAAGACTGAAGAGGCTTTGAGCTTGTTTTGGGGTGATTTAGACGTTGCTAAGGCAATGCAGATGATTAATCGATACGAGGCTCAGAAACGTGAGATACAGGCTCGATTAGAGGAACAGAATCGCAAGGATAAAGAAGCCGAGGATGAACGTCAGCGATTGGCCAGAGAGCGCGAATTGGAACGCGAGAAGCGGAAAGTCCGTGACGAAGAATTAGTTCGTATCCGGATAGAGGAACAAATCCGCGAGGAGGAGCGCCGGAAGGCTGCAGAAGCCGAAGAGGCTATTAGAGCAGAGGAGCGAGCTAAGGCTTTGGCTGATGAGGAACGTATTCGTGAAGAGGAGCGCCAGGCTACTGAAAAGCGATTAATGGAAGTTAAGGCTCCAGCTCAGGTGGATGATCTGGAAGCTCCATTTATTGTTTCGGATAATGTTACTGCAGTGTTTACCGTCACCGGTACCGCCGAAGAGCTTCAGCAAGTGGAAATGTATCTGAATAGTATCGGATTACTATTTGAAAGGAAGGATGCTTAATGGCAGAGAATGGAAGGATTTTCGAAGCAATCAGTAATGTTATGGCTGAAATAGGAGCCATTGGCAAGGAGAAGAAAAATTTACAACAGGGGTTTATGTACAGAGGTATTGATGATGTTATGAATGCTCTGCAACCAGCGCTGGTAAAGCATAAGGTTTTCATTGCTCCGAATGTATTGGAAGAAAGAAGAGATGAGCGCCCTTCTCAGAAAGGTGGAACCCTGTTTTATACAAGGCTTGACATCATGTTTAAGTTCTATACATACGACGGAAGTTTTATTGAAGCAAAAGTAATCGGTGAGGCAATGGATAGTGGTGATAAGGCAACTAATAAAGCTATGAGCATTGCTTATAAATATGCCTGCTTCCAGGTGTTTTGTATCCCGACCGAGGAAATGATTGATCCAGATGCTGAGATACATGAACCGGCACCTAAGAACAAGACTGCTAACACTGAGAAACAACCGGACAAGCCAAAGGCAAAATCTCCAAGTCAACCACCTAAGGCAGTTCCTCCGCCTGTACCAACTCCTGAGCAGATGGCAGAAGTTGCTCAGCATAAGATCGGAGAAGCTAAGCTGTCTGTCATTAAAAAAGAGTTGGAGCGTACCGGAGTTGCTGAAAAATCAATCTGCACCAGATATAAGCTTGATAAGTTAGAAGATTGTACCGAGGAGCTGTTCCCTAAAGTAATGAGTGCGTTGACAGGTACTAAGTCGAAAGGAGAAAAGTAATGAATAGTGTTAATTTAGTCGGAAGACTTACGAGGGATCCCGAAGTCAGATATACAGACGGAGGATCCTCGGTTGCAAAATTCACCATTGCTTGTGATAGGAGATTTAAGAAGCAGGGAGATACTCAGACAGCGGATTTCATCAGTTGCGTAGCTTTCGGAAAGACAGCAGAGTTCGTTGAGAAGCATTTCAAGCAGGGGATGAAACTTGGTGCAGATGGCAGAATCCAGACTGGATCATACACCAACAAAGACGGTCAGAAGGTTTATACCACTGATGTTGTTGTGGAAAATGTGGAATTCGTTGAAAGCAAAGCTGCTGGCGGTGGACAAACTCAGGAGTCAGAGAGCGGTTGGACTCCTTCGAACGGCTTCATGAATATTCCGGACGGAATTGACGAAGAACTCCCCTTCAATTAAAAGGAGGCGCATATGAGCCTTACGATACAGATTGACAGCAGAGAGAAAGCCAGGGCAATTACTAAGATTGTCGCTGAGTTTGACCGCCAAGGTGTTAAGCACTACATAAGTAAACTGTGGGCCGGGGACTATATGTCCCTGGACAACCCACGGCTGATTATTGACCGGAAGCAGAATCTAACCGAGGTATGTTCCAATGTTGCAAATAATCACGATCGTTTCAGAAATGAGCTTATCAGAGCCAAGGATAATGGTATTAAATTAATTATCCTTATCGAACACAGTAACCAAATCAAATCAATCGATGATGTAGCAAAATGGAGCAATCCAAGAAAAAAAGAAGTAAAGAATTGGGTGGATGATAAATGTATGGTTGATAAAAAAGGTGAGGAGTACTGGGTACTGGCTCATTATGAAATTAAAAAGAATAAGGCAATATCCGGCGAAACCCTTGCTAATATAATGCATACCCAGGAGCGGAAGTATGGATGTGAATTCATGTTCTGTGATAAGCTCCATACCGGTAAGAAGATTATTGAGTTGCTAGGCGGTGAGAGACATTGACAATAGAAGAAATTGAAGAAAGAAAGCAGTATTTACTAGCCACAGTAACCGTGACAGATGTTCTCTCTCGGTATGGTGTTCCGGTCAAATGGAAGCGCTGCAGGGGATGGTGTCATGGAGGTAAGGATCTAAATATGAAGGTCTTCAGGGATGGTTGCCACTGCTTCGTATGTGGTCGTAGCTTTGATATATTCGACATCACGATGCACTTTAATAACTGCGATTTCTGGACAGCCTTTGAGCTTCTGGGCGGTATCGAGAAACCAAGCTTTACCGCTCAGCGCAAGGCTAAATCGGCTATGAAAGAACGTCAGGATAGAATTATCAAGGAGCGCAAGGCAAAGGCAGAGTTGAAGCGAATACGCGTTTATATTACCGCCTATCGTGAGCTCATAGTAATGTCGGACCCATTCTCGGATATTTGGTGTGAAGCTCATAACCAATTACAACTTGAATTATACCATCTTGAATATATGACAGATAAAGAAATGAGGTGATAACCCTGCAAGAAATAGCTAGTTTAACAGCTGATACCATTCTTGGTGATGATGTGCTTTGTGAGGTAATGGAGCAACAAGATGAGATCTTTAAAGCCAGATTACTCTTAACCCTCGAAGAGAGAGCGGATAAGCTTGGTGTAAAAACTAAATTCACTAAATTGGTGGCTGCCTACAAGAAAGAAAAACAGAAGTTTGATAAAGGGCAGCAATCTCCAGGAAGCTTAGAGCGGACCACTGAGTTTGATTCCGATTACGGTGAAATGCGGTGCGGTAACTGGATCGCTAATGATAATGGTATCCGGACGTTTGGACCATTCGGTGGTGAAATTCTTGCTTGTTATCATCCGATCATACCCGTTCAAAGACTGATTAACGCAGAAACACACAGAGAAAAGATTAAGCTGGCATATAAAAAGGGTAACCATTGGAAAGATATCATAATCGATAAAGGAATGATTGCTTCAGCGAATAGAATTGTCGGGCTGGCAGACTTCGGAATATCGGTCACCTCGGAAAATGCAAGAAATTTGGTCCGTTATTTGTCCGATATCGAAAATTACAATATGGAGAGGATTGAGGTACAAGTGTCAACAGGGAAGCTTGGGTGGATTGAAAAGGAGTTCATGCCGTATGGCAAAGGAATTATTTTTGATAATGAAACCAGATTTAAAGATACTTACGAGAGTATCCATGAGCAAGGATCCTTCGATACTTGGATGGATGCTGCAAAAAAAATAAGAAAATCAGATCGATTTGAACCAAAGATCTACATAGCCGGGGCATTGGCAAGTGTTCTGGTTGAACCATTAAATGCTTTACCATTTGTACTCAATTTATGGGGTGATGCAGGAAAGGGGAAAACAGTTGCAATTATGTTAGCGGCTTCGATATGGGCTAATCCATGGGGTAATGATTATATAACGGATCCTAAATCGACGCTGACAGCCTTAGAGCTTCGGTTGGACTTTTTGAACAACCTTCCTATGCTAATCGATGATATGGCTCAGCTGAAAGATAAGTATTCAGGAGATTTCTCGGAATTGGTATATATGCTCTGCTCCGGTAAAGGTAAGGACCGTGCAAATGTCACCCTAGGACTGAATAAGCCTACCACTTGGAGAAATGTTATCTTGACTAATGGAGAGCACTCCTTGGTCACCGAGACGATGCAGGGTGGAGCCATTAACCGTATCATTGATGCTCGGATGGAAGAAGGATATATATTCGAAAATGGTAATCAGGTCGTAGAAATCATCAAGAATAATTATGGTTTTGCCGGAAGAATGTTTATTGATGTTATCGAGGAGATAGGAATTGATCAAATCAAGGCGATACAACAAGACTTTCTGAAAAGAATTGCCGATCGTGCGAAGGTATTAGATATCGAGAAAGAAGAGAAGCAATCACTACCAATGAGTATATTGCTGACAGCTGACAAGATAGCCACTGACTATATATTCGAGGATGGTGTTTATCTGGACTTCAATGCCTGTGTTGATCTCCTTAAGAATAAAGGCGACGTATCGGAAAATGAACGTGCTTATGAATTCATACTTTCTGAGGTTGCAATCAATATGAATAAGTTTAAGCCAGACACGTTTACAGGTGATTATAAAGGTGAGGTCTGGGGAGCTATCGAAGGAGGGTATCTGATTATTATAAATAATGCATTTAATAAAATCTGTGAGCGAGGCAACTTTTCTAATAAATCATTTTTAGCATGGGCAGGAAAACAGGGCCTACTAGATACTCAATCTGGTAAAAACACGAAGACTAAACGGTTAAATGGAACGGTCAGTCGATGTATATATCTTAAACTTCCTTCCGATGGTGAATCTAATCTGAATAAACAGATTGAAATACCGGAGGAATTCATGACGGTTCCTGAGGACCTGCAGGGTGAGTTACCTTTTGATTAAAGAGAGGATGAAGTGTTTATGCAAGAGGAATGGAAAGACATAGAAGGTTATGAAGGAATTTATCTGATTAGCAATCTTGGAAGATGTAGAAATATCAAGAATGGCAATCTGATGAAGGTTAATAATAGTTTTAAATACCCTAGATATGCATTGTCCAATAATGGTAAAACCGAAAAACTATATATTCATAGGTTGGTCGCAAAGGCGTTTATTCCAAATCCTATGAACTTCGATACAGTAAATCACATTGACGAGAATCACTTTCATAATTCTCCTGATAATTTAGAGTGGTGTTCAAACATCGAAAACTCGATCAAATATTATCGCAAGGACGATTTTACAGAAAGGAAAATTGGTCAATACGATGTTGCTGGAACAGAGATAAATATTTTCAACAGTATAAAATCTGCAGGAAGATTTATCAATAAAGGTCATTCCGCAATATCGCAGTGCTGTAATGAAAAGAGAAAATCTGCTTATGGCTACGTATGGAGATATACAATGTAACACCTATTGTAACACCTAGAATTTTACGCTGAAAGCCATGATTTTACAGGGATTTATTAATGAAAACAGTGATGTAACACCACGAAGGAAATATAGACCTTTATAAAAAGTAATAAAATTTGAAATTTTCTAATAATAACCTCACGCGTATAGAGGCATATAATTTATGTTACAGGTGTTACACACCTGTCAATCTCAGTAAAATCAAGGCTTGTAGCGTAACACCATAGGTGTTACAAATGCGGAAAATGGTGTTACAAACAGTGAAATGAGGTGTTACAAATGGCAGATACAAGTAAAAAGATACCATCACCAATCGAAGTAAGACAGATTTTTAATGATACTTACAATGTGTTTTATAAAAAATGGATCAATCCCAATACAATTTATGATCCGGCTGTCATGATGCATGAAGCTCGTGAGCTTGATCGGAAATATGGTGGGCAGAGGATAGTTAGTATTACGGATCTGATTATCTGTATTGAGGATGTAAGAAGGAGGGATTAAGTTGGAGGAAGAGCTAAGGCAGGCGATAAATGCAACTAAAGAGCAGCAGCCGGTAGCGGTAAGTCTTGAATGGTACCAGGATACCATAACTCTCGAAGAGATAAAGCAGTTCATCAAGGCTAATCTAAATGCAGCTACTCGGAGTTTTGTGGCAACTGGATACTATCTCAAATATATTAGGGACAAGGAATTATACATCGAGGCCGGATATGAAAGCATCTGGGATTTTGCAAAGGCTGAGTTCGGGATCAGTAAATCAAGTGCATCACGCTTCATGGCAATCAACGATCGGTTCAGCAAGGATGGTAACTCTCCTTTACTTATGGAGCAATATAAGGATTTCAGCAGTAGTAAATTATCTGAGATGCTAACAATGACAGATGATCAGTTAGAGCAAGTAAGTATTGGCACGACCAGAGCGGAAATCAGAGAAATGAAGCAGCCGGCTAAGGAAGAAATTGTTGCGCCGGCGCAACAGGAAATGCAGCCAAAAGAGGTTAAACAGGAGTTTCAATGCTTTGATAAATTAATTGCATATTGGTGTAAGCGAAACATGACTGTCGAGCTATATGAACTTGCTAAATCAGTCAATGATGAGGATATTGATGTTTTCAATCGATATTTCAAAGAAAAATTCATCCGTGACAGTTATGCACCTGCTCACAATACACCTGGATATGAAATATCATTTAAGACCGATAAGAATGGAATTCACTTTGACGATGATGAAAAAACAGGATATTCATGGAAGCTATTAATCGATTTGGTATGCCAAGAAGCTGAGAACAATACTCCTGCATCAAAGCCTGCCAACTTTCACGAAAATGAAGAAGGAATCAAAAAGATTAAAGCCATAAGAAAGGAATTGAAGAATTCTAAATCTGTAACAGAATCTGTTGAAACTGTACCAGAACACATAGAACCTGTTAGTGAAACAGTAGAAATTGTGGATAATGAGCCGGAAATCATGAACGATGTGGATGAAACTATTACAGGTTATGAAGAGGAAGTTGACGAGAGATACAGTTTTGCCAATATCCCAAGAGCTTCCGACCGCCATGTTACAATTCTGGCTAAATTGTTTGTTGAGAAGAAAGAACAGCAATTAATATACGGACGTTCTTCTCTGAGATTTCCATCCGATGATGAAATTACCAACATGTTTAAAAATTATTGTCGGTCTGCAAAAGTATGTATCGATAACGGCATAGAGATATCTGCAGGAGAAGAGATCATTGAATTTTGCAGAGGTGATGAAGATCTGGGAATTTGCCTATATGAAAAATTTGCAAACCATGTCAGGAAACAGCTTGATGAATATATAAATAATCAAATTGCAGAAGCTCTTCCAGAAGACATTAAGGAAGCGGATCAGGTTGAAACCGTAGAAGCTGATATCATCCAGACGGTACCTGCTGATGCGGATCCGGTTGATTATGAAAAGTATTCAATACAAGAAGTGAAAGATGAATTCGAGAAACTGACAGAGTATGTTGAAACTTACCGAAAAACGAATGAGACTATGCTTGGAAGACGTAAAGCAAAGATGCGGCTAGATGCAATCACTCTTCTGGGTAAGGAGATTCGGAAGCCTCCTGTGATTGAAGAGCCCGAGCCGGTACAACCTGAACTTCCAATCCTGAAAAATAATGATCAGCGCGCAGCCTTCATTGATGCCTATGTGACATGGCCGTTATGGATTGAAACCAAGGAAACCGGAGAACGGTATTACCGGTACAATCTTACAGATGATGCCAGTATAGTAGTTAAGGTTTATCATGCAATGTTGTTTGATTATAAAGCACACAGCGCAACATATGAAGATCGATTTAGTGATGGTTGGGGTAAGGAAGAGTATTACCTTCTGAAGCCAGACAAACACTTTAAGGATTGTGAGACAAACCGTTCAAGCCTGGTCGATTATTTGAAAGAGATTCAGAAGAGGGGAGCCTGATATGGAATATAATAAGCAACTAATCACCAAAGCCAAGCATTCCAGGTGCAGGATCTGTCTGGAGCATATCACCGAACCCGAGGCAGATAATATGGAGTTTCATGCAGCCAAAACCAGTCGGGGGTACAGCTTTGTACATACCCGATGCTGGGACAAAGAATATAAGGAGGTAGTACATAAATGAAACGCAGTGACAAATATCCGGCACGTCGCAGTGAGGGAGAATTCAAATTAAACTCAGCAAGGGCATATGGGCACATAGAATCAGATGCCAAGAAGGGCGTCAGTAAGTTAAATCCCATATTTATGGAGCGACCGCATTACGGGATACCAGAGCCAATGAAAGAAATACAGTCGTGATAAGCTATTTATTAAATAAGTTACTAAAAAAATCAATTAGGTTAGTTATTCCACTTGCGCGCCTTTTTGAGAAGCCTTGGCTCCGAAGTAAGCTATATATAATATATAAAACTATGCCTGAAATTGTAGCACTGATAATGATATTACGGAAAGTTGGAGTACTCCATAGTACCGAAAAAAAATCTTTCAATCCATCTAATAAATATGTATTAATATCATGCGTTAAATCCTTTAAGTAAATACCTAAATCCAAATTATCACCTCCATATATCAGATTATAGCAAATAATGTATGAAAATGGAAGTTAAGAGTTGATTAGAAAAGGAGTTGATTATATTAGAACTTTACTAAGATATCCCGGGAGCAAGCAGCGTATTGCCCCATGGATAATTGAACAAATGCCGAAGCATCACAGTTACATAGAACCATACTTCGGAGGCGGTGCAATCCTCTTTAACAAGGAGCCATCTAAGATTGAGACTATTAACGACCTGGATGATGACGTTGTTAATTTCTTCAGGGTGATCCGTGAAAAGAAAGAGGAGCTTATCGAAAAGATTGTATTCACTCCCTATGCCAGACAGGAATATAACAATGCCTTCCCGGACAACCATGAAGATTTATCAGATGTCGAGAGAGCTAAGAACTTTCTGATCCGGTCCGGAATGGGTCATGGGTTCCGGCTGTGTGAGAAATGCGGATGGAAGAAAGATGTGTATGGTCGAGAAGCTGCATACGCGGTCCGGTACTGGAATGACCTTCCTGAAGTAATCACTAATGTAGCTCAGCGGTTGAAGATGGTACAGATTGAACATAAGCCGGCAGTGGAGTTGATCAAAGCATTTAATCATGATAACGTTCTGATTTATGCGGATCCACCTTATGTATTATCTACTCGCACCAGGAAGCAGTATCGGCATGAAATGACTGATCAAGATCACATTGAGTTACTCGAGACACTTAATCTACATACCGGTCCGGTGATGTTATCCGGATATGACAGTGATTTATACAGCGAATACCTGCAGGGATGGCGAAAGATAAGCACTCCGGCCAGAGCTGAGAATTCTCTTCCCCGGACCGAAGTGCTATGGATGAATTATTGAAATGTACAGGTGTCAGTAAAATGTGATTATAAAAATCAATAACATTTTTTACAAGCGGTTAAACCTGATTTTTTAGCTTTTTCTAATGTGGACTTTGTATATGTACCGTTACCACATTTCTTCTTATGATATTTCTTACCGGTCCGAGTTACATAGACTGTAGTTGATTTTTTAGCGCTTGCTTCTACGGTGACTTGAGTAACTTGTCCGATGATAGGTATTGGTGGTAAGGAGATCAGAGAAATAGATAGTATTAAGGCTAAGATCAACTTCTTTAAACGTTTCATGATACACCTCCAATGGTAAATATTACTTAATAGTCTTGAAACTTGTGCATTCTTTTATAAAGAACAAAAGTAAGCGATAGAGTTTGCTGCTTTGATCATATGGGAGTTATCTAGGTTCCATTTGTTCAACTTCTTTTGTTTCAAGCAACATTGAAACCCAGTGTACCGTCAGCCTAATCAAGCGTTTTAAATCATTGATATCTTTATCATCAAATTTTTGGACATAGTGTGTTTGATCATTACCTAACCATGTAGCTCGGGAAGCAGCAATTTTTAGCTGGTCGTTATCAATCTTGTCGCTTATACATTTACCAAGAGGCAACTTCTCTATCTCTTCCTGCTCGGCAGGATAAGTTTTAATTAAGTAATCTTTAATAAGGAACTCAATAGCTTTTCTATATCCAATTCCAGCAATCTGATCTAGGTAATAACTTTCGGCTGCTGAAGCTTGATTAAATATTTCAACGAAAGCCGGAGATATATTTGTTATGTAGTCATCAAAATTTGATTTAATATATTCATTTGGTGCAACATAATATGGTTCGTTACCTGCAAAAGTATTATTAGAAGGGGTGTATACAATTTTATAATTAGCGAGAAAGCTGTGATTACATCCCCTACATAATAAATGTGATTCCATATTAAAATTATTAGTTGTTACAAAATAATACATAGAGCTTAAATGTACAGGTTTTATTGATTTTTTACAAATAGGACACTGACTAACTTCCTCAACACTTATTTTTACAACAGAAGAAGCTTCAATGTTTTTAGCATCATAACTAACTCGCATAATACCACATCCTTTTTTACATTATAATAGCAAATTTAGAAGAATATTACAATATACAAATCATAATAACAATAAATGGAGGTTTTTGTATGAATAGTAAAGAATTATTAGAGCAGGCAACTGCCAAGGTTGAGAAAATAAATGATTTATCAAGCAATGTAATCAATGCCGAGAGTGTTCTAGCAGTTATCGGAGATGGAAAGGTGTGTTTCTTTACAATTGGTATTGGAACAACGCATTTGACATCAGTTCTTACACCGGAGAAGTTAGAGAAATTAAGAGAAGAGGCTGTTAGGGAGATTATCTATACCCGAGATGAAAAGGCTGCGGAGTTAGAGAACCTTCTCGGAATCCGCAAACCTACAAGGCTTAATCCGGAATTTGAAAAGGAAGTTCAGGAGATGGAGCAGTCCTCCAAATCAACCACTGGAACGATTAGTGAAAATAAGGATGTCAGTGGGACGATTGAATCGGATCCAGCCATGGAGAAGCTTACCGGCATCCTCCAGAAGGAAGCGGAGAAAACTGAAGCGCCTCATGAAGATAAGTCTTCAGAGAAGTATCCAGCTCCCAAAACGGACAAGCGCAGGAAGTATCCGGAGAATATGACCGAAGAAGTTGTTGGCAGAATGTACAGGGATGAAGAAAAATCAATGGCACAGATCGCTGAGCATTTCGGGGTTAAATCTTCCACCGTAAATAACTTTATTTACTTACATGGACTTAAGCGTACGAGCAAAAAGCAGCCGGAGAAGCAGCCGGAAGAAACGGAGCGTCCCTCGCAAGCCTAGCGATCCAGAACACTGTGCGGTATGTGGTAAACAGATTACTTTTACCGGAGGAATGAGCAGGGTAAATTATCATTACAAGATATCTCACAAGGGTAAGACAAAATACTTCTGCGGATATGGACACTTACAGGCAGGGAAAATGAGAGGTGATTAATCTGACAGAGAATGAGTTAAGTCAATACCGTAAATTGAAGTGTGAGATATCGGACTTGGAGGATCGGATAAACAAGCTTTTGGATAAAGAGCTTGCAACCTGCCACAGCAAAGTTAGCGGATCATCTAAACACTTCCCGTACATTGAATTTCATATGGATGTGGTGATCGAGGATCCTGGTGAAGTTTCTGATCGGGATCAGCTGATAGATTTGTACCGTAGAAGGCAGTCGGCAGCCAGGGCAGCTGTCCTGCAGATAGAGAGGTTTATCAGTGAAATTCCGGAAAGCGAGTTGAGGATGATATTCCAATACCGATACATAGATGGTAAGAAATTGAGAGAAATCGGAGAGTTGATGAATAGTGATCGGAGCGTCATTGGGAAAAGAATTAACAGATTTTTAAATTTGCCCCCATTTCCCCAAAATCTCTGATAAAATTTATAATTGAGAAGGTTGCCAATAGGTGACCTCCTGCAGCTGGTAAGTGTCAAAGCTTACTGGCTGATTCCCCTCACTCCCCCGAGGGTCCCTCATACAGATCCATAATAAGAAAAGGCATTCAGTTTCATTTGAGTGCCTTTTGTATTTTTATGTAAATATATTGACAAACATATGTTTGTGGAATATAATGGATAAAAAGGTCGACGGAGGGTTTATGAATGAAAAAAGGTAATCATGCGATAAAGGCAGTTAGGTATACATTAAAATCATTATATCCACAAGGACACCTTGGTTTTAGAATAGAGGTAGGAGAGACATATCATTCAGAAGAAGGGTACAGCGTTTGTGATTCAATTCCAGCAACATTTAAGTACTATCCGTATCCTGCATTAACCAGGTATCTTGAAGTTGAATTATTATCTGACGCAGAAAAAATTGAGGAACACTCATACAAAGTGAAAGATATTAAAGTACTTAGAGTAATTTCTGTAAAAGAGTTGGAACAGGATCCAGATATAGTCGAGTATTGGAATGAATGGAATAATCAAGAGAAAAAGAAAGAGTTAATGGAATTTTTGCAAAAAGAAAGCGCTGAAATTTCAAAAAGAAAGGATACAAGAGTAAAAAAAATACGGCTAATCGCTTTAATACCATTGATTTTATTAGCTTTATATGCAGTGGTACCTATGTTATTAGCATATTTCGGAATTATTAAATAATAAAGAGAACATCAAGAACCATTAATTTCAATAAGGGGCATATATTATTGTATTTATTGCAAATGCTGTTAAAATGTGGTAGTACTTGGGTAAAAGGGGAATTGCTTAATGATAAACAAGCAAATACACGGAAATAATAAATGTTGGTATTGTAACAAGGATGTTAGATGGTCTACAATACCGCAAGGGCTTCCAGGACAGGCAGTTTGCTATGATAAACCCGAAACCGTAGCAGATGCAGTCGCAGTAGGAAAAAACGAAGATGGGACAGTCCAATTCGAAATAGTGTGTACATGTAATAACTGCAGAACAAAAAACGTATTTAAAACGAATTTTAAGTGACATTGAATTGCATCATTCGAGGTGCTTTTCTTGTAACCTCCTATTGCAAATACTGTCAGAAAGTGGTAGTATTTGGGTGAAAGGAGAGTGATAACGCATGGGTGATGATATTGAAAACAAGGTGATAAACGTAACAGCTTCTGAATTGGAAGAACAAATCTTTGATAAAGAAGGTGTAAGGGTAGTAATTAGAGCGGGTAAAGATACTAAATTTCCGCCTTACAACTATAAGAATAAAGCAAGCGCCTCAATGAGTAAGACTTCATGGTATATGAGCAGAGTAAAACCATTGTTAGGTGAATTTGAAGGTGAAGTAGTTGATGGTCATGGCGAAATGCCACACGGTAGAACCCAGATGATTAAAATGAGAGACAGTTATCAAAAAGATTAATCCTTAAGCATTATATAGTTACTAAAAAGCATCCATGGGGGTGCTTTTCTCATGTACAGATAAATGCTGTATGATAGATAAATATTCCTATTGATATTAGAACAAATGTTCTATATAATAAGTTTACCAGATAATAGCATGAAATGTCATATTTTACCCTTTATATTGAAGAATATTTCAAGTTGATGTATAATGATGGAAATTACTTTATACCAAGGAGGGAAAATATGCAAAGAACAGTGTATGCATATGATTTGAAATTTAATGCTTCAAAAAATTCGAAGGCAAAGAAAGTAAAATCATATGAAGAAGATCTAGGTTCTATATTGAGTGCAGTAAAGGGTAGAGCTAAAGGAAAAAAATCAATGGATTTTAAAGACTCAAAAAAAATTCTTTACCTTGATGATTATGCATATGATAGTAGTAAATGCTTGTTTAAATTAATTTTTATCTCAGCAAAATATGCTACTCGAAGAAAAGTCATTAATACTATTACATTTGCTGATAGAGGAATATTAAAAGAAAAACCTGATGGTGATGTGGAAAAAAATCATGTTTTAATTAGATTTAACGAAAATAATAGAGCGGTAGCTTTATATGAGAGCAATAGGGATGGAATAAGCTTTCCTAAAATTATGGCTTATATAGAAGAATATATTGAGAAAGCTCATAAGAAAAAACATGAAGTAGTATTATATAAAATTCGTCACGAAAACATTGTTTCAAGAGACTTCTTAAAGGCATTAGAAAAAGTTAAAAGGATAAAGGCTGTTACCTTAACAGTTGATCAAGAGGAGGTCGGAGTATCCGATTATAAGCGCTTTTCTGGAAGAAATGATATATCTAATGATGTAGACATTGTATTAAAGCCAGCGGCAAAGGGAGCCAGTATTTTTGGTGATACTGTACAGGAATTCTATAATATGTATAAAAACCAATCAATGCCAATTAAGCGAATTACAATTGACGGAGATAGGGAAAATAAAAATCCATTAACATTTGATACTGAAAAAATGAAAGAAAAGAACACGATTAATGTGCAGGAAGAGTTTATAACAGGAGAAGCAGACACGAAGGATATGTTTGCGCAATTGGAAGACTTGTTAAAATATTATTAGAATTAGGAGTGATAAAATGAAGAAATCCATCAAGGAAATATTCAATCCGGTATCTGACTTTTATTCGATGAGGCATAGACGTAAAAACGAAGCTATATTTTTTGTGATCTGCCCGATATTAGTTGCTGGATCTTTCTTGGTGTTAGATCATTTTTTAAAAGCAACACGAAGCTTTGAGTTAGACTCCTTTGTTAATGATATTATTAATCAACTTATAACTGTACTGGCTTTATTTGTAAGTTTTAGTTTAGCTTATTTATCCATCATAACAACCAGCAGTAGTAAGAATGTTGACGGATTGAAAGAAACTCCTTCAAGTGTTTATATTTTAAATGGCAGTAATGAGTATTGTTCACTGTATCAAGTTTTAGTATCAGAAATAACTTACACATTATTTTTTGATATCTTTTTCTTGTTTTTAGTTTTTATTGAAAAATTCGTTATTTATGTTAGTAACGATACTATCATAAAGTATATTATTGCGACTGATATTGCATTATTTACACATGTTCTTATATTGATGTTAGTATCTATAAAAAATATTTACTTCTCATTTTGGAGATCGGAATAGATTAGAGCATCCTTCGGGGTGCTTTTCTCATATCCTCCTATTGCAAATTCTGTAAAATAGTGGTAGTATTTGGGTAAAAGGGGGTGCTGAAATGAGCAGTAATGAGATGATTATCACAATTGTTGCGGCTTTATTATCTGGAGTTGTAGCAACTATAGTTAGTAATATCTATTACACTAACCAAAGAATGAAACAGAAAAGAATTGATTTACTAGATGATATCTTTGGGTACAGATATCAAATGACCGACAGTTATTCTGGTGCGGCAAACGATATAATTCGAGCTATTAATCGAATACCTATAGTTTACGCAAAAAGCAAAGATGTAATGAGTGCATTCAATGAATATAATCAGTCTGTTATTAGTGGAACTCAGGTAGATGATAAGTTAATTACGCTGTACAAGAAAATGTGTTTCGATGCAAAAATAGACAGTAATGGATGGAATGATAGTTATATAAAGAGCGTAATCTTATCAAAGAACTTAAAATAGGTTATAAACTTAAAAGCACTTTCTTCAGTAGGTGCTTTTTTCATACTCAAAACGACGAATAGAGGTGGTGATCAGTGGCACGAAGCCCAGATGAAAGATATAGCGAGGCATTAAAGCTTTTCCAGTCCGGAAAGAAATTAATTGAAATAGCTAATCAATTAAATCTCCCCGAAGGCACTGTTCGCCGTTGGAAGAGTACTCATGAATGGGATAGCGAACGCTCGGATAAGAAAAGCGAACGTTCGCATAAGAATAAAGGCGGTCAGCCAGGTAATAAAAATGCAACGGGGCCACCGGAGAATAAGAACGCTGAGAAGTACGGCTTTTTTTCGAAGTACCTTCCGGAGGAAACAAAGGAGATATTTGAAGCTGTAGCAAAAGCGATCCCCCTAGACCTACTTTGGCATCAGATCCAACTTGCATATGCTGCCATTATTAGAGCGCAGCGTATCTCCTATGTTAAGGATCAGAAAGACATGTCCAAGACTAAGATACAAAAGAAAGATGGAGACACTATCACTGAGGAACGCTGGGAAATACAATTTGCTTGGGACAAGCAAGCAAACTTCATGAAAGCACAAGCTAGAGCCCAGGGTGAGTTAAGATCTATGATTAAGCAATATGATGAAATGCTACACCACAATTGGGATTTGGCAACCGAAGAGCAGAAGATCCGTATCGCTGCATTAAAAGCAAAGGCTCAACTTAATGATAATGGTCCGTTAGAAGATGATGGCTTCATCGAAGCGCTGCAGGGAAAGGTTGATGAGATATGGCAGGATTGATAAGACGTGCTATATTTAAGTTCAAGGAATTCTCATGTAAGCAGCTCAAGGTATTAACCTGGTGGCTACCGAATTCTCCTATGAGTGATAATGACGGTATCATAGCCGATGGAGCGATCCGATCTGGCAAAACATTATCAATGTCGTTATCATATGTTATTTGGGCAATGACCACATTCACTGATCAGAACTTTGGTATGTGTGGTAAGACCATAGGATCCTTCCGCAGGAATGTATTATTTCTCCTGAAGCTAATGCTTAGAGCTAGAGGTTACGGAGTAGCTGATCACAGAGCTGACAACCTCCTTGTAGTTACTCGAGGAGATATAACAAATTACTTTTATATATTTGGTGGTAAAGATGAGCGGTCACAAGATCTGATACAGGGTATCACTCTTGCAGGCTGCTTTTTTGATGAAGTAGCACTGATGCCGGAATCCTTCGTTAACCAGGCAACCGGTCGATGTTCCGTTGACGGATCAAAATTCTGGTTCAACTGTAACCCGGATGGACCTTATCATTGGTTTAAAATCAACTGGATAGATAAAATAATTGAAAAGAACTTATTATATCTACATTTCACCATGGATGATAACCTGAGCCTCTCTGAGAAGATTAAAGCTAGATACAAATCCATGTATTATGGAGTGTTCTATCAGCGCTACATATTGGGATTATGGGTAGTTGCTGAAGGTGTTATTTATGATATGTTCGATAAAGTTAAGCATACTATTGATAAGTTGGTTGACCTGATCACAGATTCCTATTATGTCAGCATTGACTACGGTACCCAAAACGCAACAGTGTTCCTTTTGTGGTGTAAGAATAAAGCTGGCCAATGGGTATGTATAAAAGAATATTATTACTCCGGCAGGGATGAGACGGAGCAAAAGACCGATGGAGAGTATGCGGATGACCTAAAAGACTTTCTGGGAAATATAAAGCCCAAGGCTATCATAGTAGATCCAAGTGCAGCGTCTTTTATCGCAGAGCTGAGAAAGCGCTGTTATAGCATTAAGAAAGCTAAGAATGAGGTTTTGGATGGTATTCGATATGTGGCTTCGTTACTAAACCAGGAACTGATAGTATTCTCGACTGAATGCAAAAATACAATTTTGGAGTTCAATTCTTATATTTGGGATATTAAGGCTTCTGAACGTGGTGATGACAAGCCATTCAAGCAGCACGATCATGCAATGGATGCAGTCAGGTATTTCTGTTACACAATAATTTTCAAAGGCAACAGCATATCCGTTTTTAAGTGAGGTGAGAACGATGGATTTTAAAAATGATATTAACATATTAACAACCCCGGAGCTGATCAAGATCGAGATCGATGAGTTCAATGTGTCGAAGCAGCGCCAGCTCATGATTAAGGGTGAAAAATATTACAAGGTTGAGAATGACATCCTTACTCGTAAAATGTACCGGTATGAGGATGAGCAGCCGGTCGAGGATGAAACCAAGACCAATCATAAATTGGCACACGGGTTTATGCATGAATTTGTTGAAGACAAGGTCAACTATCTCCTGTCTAAGCCTTACACAATGGAATGCAAGGATACAACATATCTCAAAACTATTCAAGATACCCTTGGCAGGCATTATCAGCACAGACTCGTTCAGCTGGGTACCGAATGCAGTAACAAGGGTATAGCGTGGTCATATGAATACATAGACGCCTCAGGAAATAAAAAGACCATGAGAATCCCGTCCGAGCAGCTTATTCCGCAGTGGATTGACAATGACCATGAAGAACTGCAGGCAATGATTCGGTATTATCAGGTCGAGGTCTACGAAGGTAAAGAAAAGAAGTACGTTACGAAGATTGAATATCATACACCGGACGGTGTTGAGTATTACATCGAGGATAAAGATGGTCAAGTCCTCTTGGATGCTGAAATGTATCTGGATCAGGTGGAGGATGGCGGTCTTCTGGTACCGCACTTCACAATCAATAATATTCCAGGTACTTGGGAAAGGGTTCCGTTTGTTCCTTGGAAGAATAATGACTTCGAGCTGCCGGATCTGCAATTCTTCAAGACGCTCGTTGATGATTACGATCTCACCCGATCGGATGTATCTAATCTGCTGACAGATATCAAGGACATCATCTTTGCGCTGAGAGGATATGGCGGTGAGGACTTAAGCGAGTTCATGCGTGAGCTTGCCTATTACAAAGCGGTTAAGCTTGATGCAGATGAAAACTCCGGGGTGGATAAGATTGAGCATACTATTAATATTGATGCGGCTGAGAAACATTTTCTACAGCTTCTGAAAGATATATACCGGTTCGGACAGGCAGTAGATAAAGGCCAGGATAGCCTTGGCAATAGTCCTTCAGGAATTGCATTAAAATTTCTTTACTCCGGTTTAGACCTTAAATGCAATAGGCTGGAAGATAATTTCAAATGCGCATTTGAACAACAGATATATTTTATCAATAAATACCTTGAAGTTACGAAGAAAGGGACTCCTTCGGATAAGGAAGTCGGAATCATATTCAACCGGGATATTGCGATTGCAGAAACAGAGGTAATCACAAATTGTCAGAATAGTATGGGTGTTATTAGTCAGCAGACCATCATTGAAAATCATCCATGGACCAAGGATTACGAGACTGAAAAAGCTCAGATGGATAATGAAGCTAAATCACGAGAGGTACCGCTGTTAGGTGAAGACGAGGATGAGGACGGTGAGGAATAATGCCTAAACCGAATAAACCATATTGGCAGGATCGCCAAGAAAAGAAATACTTGGACGGTGAGAAGAAGATTAATCAGTATTACATAGATCTTGAAAAGTCTTTTGAGCAGGCCAAGAGGGAAATTCAGTCCGTAATCAATAATTTCTATTGGCGGTACGCAGAAGAAAATCGACTTTACTATGCGAGCGCCCAGCTAAGGCTATCCCAGACCGAAATCGGCGATCTACAGGTCTTTATTGATAAAGCACAAGAAAACATGGGTAAGTACAATCAAGAGCTGAATAATATGAGTATCCGGGCAAGAATTACTCGGTATGAAGCATTACAGAAGCAAATTGATGCACAAATCCAACTGCTCTATGCGATTGACTATCAGTACAAAGGTGAGGAGCTACTAAAGGAAGTATATTCCGATTCATATTACCAGACATGGTTTAATATCGATCAGTATCATGGCTTCCATGCAGAGTTCGCTCAGATCAGTGCCGGTACGGTAGATGAGTTGATAAGGTATCCCTTTGATGGTGCAAGCTTCTCCACTCGGATCTGGAAACAGAAAGATCATATGCTTCAGAAACTGAATGAGTCTATCACTACCATGCTGATCCAAGGGAGGAACCCTAAGACTCTGACCGGTGAGATGTCAAAAACATTTGGTACCAAAGAGTATGAGGCTTACCGGCTGCTTCACACAGAAGGCTCATTCATCATCGAGCAAGGCACACAAGCAGCTTATAAAGAGGATGGGGTTGAAAAGTATCAATGGCTTGCTACATTGGATTTAAAGACTTGTGAGCACTGCCAAGAATTAGATGGTAAGATGTTTGCAGTCGGTAAAGGCATTGTCGGAAAAACTCTTCCTCCGCTCCATGCATTTGATAGATGCACTACGGTACCAGCTTATGACGATGAAGATTTATCCGAGGAAACAAGAGTAGCACGAGATCCAGTTACCGGGGGAAATTATAACGTGCCTGCAGATATGACTTATAAGGAATGGAATGCAAAATATATCGAGGGCAATCCAGAAGCTGAACTCGCTCAAAAGAAGCTTAGGAATATCAATCAGGATAAGCAGCAATATGAGAGTTACAAAGAATCTCTTGGTTCAGAATACCTTCCGAAAACACTTGATGAGTTTCAGGTTATTAAGTACGGAAAAGGAAATAAGTATAGCATTGTAAAAGCGCAGGCAAAAGGTATGGGCTACTACAATAAGGCTATAGCTAATGAACCGGAGATAACGGATCATGTCAAAAAAGTTGCTGAAATAGCTGGCATGGATGTGTCTGGACTTGATAAAAGGATAAAAAATAAAGACACCTATCTTGAGAAAATCCAAAGGAAATTCAAGCCTAATGGTAATGAGTATGAGGTAAAGGATATTGTCAGATATACATATACTTCAAGTCCTATTGATTTATCCCAAAAAACCTTAAATACTATTGATGCTCATAAGAATATGGGATATAATACAATTGAAGTTGACAATAGTTGGCTTAATAAGCAAAATCCATATAAGGGGATTAATACAATTGTGCAGGCTCCCAATGGACAGAAGTTTGAAATACAATATCATACGCCTGAGAGTTATAAACTCAAAAACGGGGAAATGCATAAGCTGTATGAAAAGCAAAGACTTATTAAAGATGAGGAATCTGAGGAGTTTATTGCACTTCGTAGTCAAATGTTTGATTTGTCAGACAAACTTACAGTTCCATTCGAGATAGAAAGGGTGAAATGACGTGGCATATTATAAATTAACTGATTTAGAATACGACGGTACTGTAGTAAGAGCAAACGGAAGAAGCCAACAGAAGTTCATTAAGGACAAAGGCTGGGTTGAAAGTGGTGTCATGATAAAGTATTTTAATCCTGACAGTCCATATTATGGTTCTTATACCGAGATTTCCGAAGAAGAAGCAATCAAATTAATATCAAATATGTAAACCATCTATCATAACGGTAGGTGGTATTTTTATATTCAAAAGGCGGTGGTCCGGTTGATCTCCCTTCAAGACGTTGGGTTAAACGTCTTATTTTTATGACCGAAATGTCGTTTAAACTAATCAACCCTTGCAGAATGGGATATAAACTTCTGTATCGCAGTGGAGACACCACGATTAAAAACATAGCGATTGAGAGGAGCAATATGGAATTTTTAAAAGAAATACTAGGTGACAAGTATCCTGAGTTCGAAGCGGCAATCACTGCATATAACGCACTTCCCGAAAACAAAGATAAGCAGGTCAAGCTAGCAGACCTTGGGAGCGGCGAATATGTAGGGGTAGGTAAGTACAACACAGCAGTCACAGAAAGAGACGGATTGCATGAAAAGCTTACGGCGGCTGAAGGAACTATCACCACCCTTAAGAAGGACAACAAGGACAATGAGACCTTACAGCAGACCATCAAGACGCATGAGGGCACAATTGAGACCCTTAAGACTACCTATGAAGGTAAGATTAAGGAAATGGCAATCAATACTGCAATCCATGCGAAATTAACCGATACCAAGTATCCTGATCTACTGGCCACGAAGTTTGACAAGTCCAAATTAGTGGTTGGTGCTGATGGATCTATATCCGGCATTGATGAACAGCTGACAGGTATCAAAGAGACTTACAAGGATCTGTTCACTCCGGCTGTTAGGGGTAATGAACCCTACAACAAAGAGAAGAACCCAAGCGGTACTAACAACCCTTGGAGCAAGGAACATTTCAACCTGACGGAGCAAGGAAAGCTTCTTAAGGAGAATCCAGCATTAGCAGCTCAGTACATGGCAAGCAAGTAACTATTAACTTAAAATTCTATGAAAGAAAGAGGTATTTAAATTATGCCAGGTCCAACAAGAATAGCAGATGTAATCGTTCCCCAGGTGTTTAATCCCTATGTAATCCAAAAAACCGCAGAGTTATCCGCTTTATCACAGGCTGGTATCATTTCAAACAATCCAGAATTAGATGCGTTAGCATCCGCAGGCGGTAAATTAATTAATATGCCATTCTGGAATGATTTAACCGGTAACGACGAAGTTCTATCCGATACTGGTGCATTAACACCAGAGAAGATCACAGCAGCGCAAGACGTTGCAGCTCTCTACATGAGAGGTAAAGCATGGTCAACCAACGATTTAGCAAAAGCTTTATCCGGATCAGATCCGATGGCAGCTATTGGCGATTTAGTAGCAGCATATTGGGCAAGAAGAAGACAAGCTATTATGTTTTCTCAGTTAAAGGGAGTATTTGCAAGCGCTACCATGGCAAGTAACTTACTAGATGTATCTGCATTGGCTGGTGCCTTAGCAACAATGACAGGTAATTCGTTTATTGATGCAATGACATTGTTAGGCGATGCAGCTGGTAAGATTACAGCGGTAGGTATGCATTCAGCGGTTTATGCATCTTTACAGAAGCAGAACTTAATTGTATACATTCCAAATTCCCAAGGTGTTGTTGATATCCCTACATACATGGGCAAAAGAGTAATCGTTGATGATGGTTGTCCTGTAGCTGCAGGGGTTTACTCCACTTACTTATTTGGTGAGGGTGCTATAGGTTTAGGCAATGGATCCGCTCCGGTTCCTACCGAGACAGATCGTGACTCCTTAGCTGGTGATGATATCCTCATTAACAGACAGCACTTTGTACTTCATCCTAGGGGTATTAAGTTCAACAATGCATCTGTAGCCGGGTCTTCTCCGACAAATGCAGAGGCAGAAACAGCAGCCAACTGGACAAAGGTGTACGAGACGAAGAATATCCGTATAATCAAATTTGTTCATAAGATCTAACTAACCGAGGAGGCTTATATAGCTCCTCTATCCTTTTGATTGGAGGAAAGATATATATGAGTGCAACAGCATTCCAGCGATTAAGACGCGAGCTGGCCAATATAGAACAGACCAAGACGGAAGAGCCATTGGAAAATGAAAAGAAGCTCGCTGAACCGACTAATAAAGAACTGATGGCGCTGCTTGATGGATTAGGTATCGAGTACGATAAGAAATCCAATAAAGCAACCCTTTTGGAGCTGCTTAAAAAGGCTCAGGGCGAACCGGATGGAAAAACACCGGATAATGATGATCCTGACGCTCCAGCTCAGAATGAAGATGAAGATCCCGGAAAAGAACCGGACGACGATAAGGACGCTGACTAAAATCAGTGTCCTTTTTTGAAAAGGAGCTGATACAGTGACCAATATAGAATTAATAGCATTGGTGAAAACCAATCTTAAAGTTGCAAATGATGAAAAGGACCTGATAATCACGGATGCCATCCAAGAGGCATTGAATTATTGTAACTTGGCTGAGCTGCCGAAAGAAGCAGAGCCATTTATCCGGAAGAAAGTCCAGACAGTAATCAACTATGAGTTAGAGAATGGTACAACCTCCGTATTTGATGTTAAGTCAATCAAAGAGGGCGATACCTCCACCACCTACAACACTGATGAAGTCTCCAAAGAAACCGTGTACGGCTTATCCAAAAAGGATAAAGAATGCCTACGGAGATTTAGGAGGTTGCGATGACAGCGCTCCAGAGATTATGGAAAGATACCATGAACATATACAGGTATGAGGAATACGAAGAAAATGGAGTTACCAAGAACGGTGACGTGCTAAAACACTCCGGCGTTAAATGCCATTACAGCAAATGCTCATTGACCGACGCAGGCACGGAAGGCATCCCAACGTTGATTAACTCATATTCACTGTTTTGTGCTTTAGAAACTGATTTACGAGAGGGCGACAAGGTTGTTGTTACTCAGAGAAACGGTAGACAGGTTGTATTGGCAGTCGGCGAGGGATTCCCTTATTCAAGTCACCAAGAATTTAAAGTGAAGCGAGATGGTACTGCATGAGTTTTAGTAATCAGCAACATAATCGGAAGGAAACTGATGCTTTCCGGAAAGAGCTAAAGGCAATGCTTGGAGACATTGGAGAGATTGACAGAAAATGCTTGAACATAGCAGTTAATAAAGGTCTCTCAAGTGCTAAGAGAGGAACACCAGTTGACACAGGCTTCATGCGTAAAATGTGGGGCGCATTACCTCTTCGTAAATTCAGGCGCAAAGGTGTTGAGAAGTCCATATATAATGCAGCTGATTATGGTTCCTATGTCAATGATGGTCACAGGATAGTCAATGGAGCAGGAGAGACCACAGGATGGGTAGAAGGTAAGTTTATGCTAGAGCGAGCCGAGAAAGCAGTAAGACGGTCACTTAACCAAGAGTTCAAAAAAGAAGTGGAGAGGGTGAATAAGAAGTATGATAAATGATATTAAATCAGCAATCGTATACAAATTAAGAGATACATTTCCCTTAATCACAAAGCGGTACACGGATGATAACATTCCTCAAAACTTCGCAAGACCCTCCTTCTTCGTCTCTGTAATTGACCAAGATCACGAAAAACGAATAAACACCAAGTATAAAGGCTTACTTGGCTTTGATGTAGCTTACTTCAGCGATAAGGGCATGACTGACATAAAGAGTGACTGTCTTGCTAAGCAAGAAATATTACTTCGAGAATTTGACTTGATCGGAACCGCAAACAAATTCCGGGTGCTGAATAAGAATGCTCGGATAACTGACAACGTGCTGCATATGACATTCGATGTCTACTATTCCGAAATGAAGGTTGAACCAAGAATTCCGATGCAGACACAAGCAACAAATACAAATTTATAAGAAAGGTGGAATAAATCATGGGTGGAACTTTTAGCTCTCAGAATAAAATCCTCCCTGGCGCATATCTCAATTTTCGCACGAATGCACCGTTATCTATTACCTTGGGTGAAAGAGGAACGGTTGTGTTGTTACATGAAATGAGCGTAGGCGTGCAGGGAGAAATGTATACCATTACGGCGCTCGATATGAGTCAGTGCCCGGAAGGTGCTACAGCTGCAGACAAGTTGCTTGTCAACGAAGCATTGAAAGGCGCTAAGACGGTTAAGTTATTTAATCTAGGATCTACGGCGCATGATGCGGCTGATATCACTGCGGCTCTCGCAGTACTTAAGACTGTTGATTTTAACGTGCTGGTTTATCCATATACCGGTGGAGGCTTCACTGCGATGCAACTCGCAATCGCAACGTGGGTTAAAGCTATGATTGATGACGAGGGTGTAGGCATACAAGCCGTATTGGCTGATTATGTGGCTGATAGTGAATTCATCACTAATGTAGCACATGGTATTGAATTGGCAGATGAAACCGTACTCACAGTAGCACAAGCAACTGCATGGGTTGGCGGTGTTACCGCAGGCGCTAATATTAATCAGTCCAATACTGGAAGAAAGTACCCCGGAGCAATCGATGTTGTGCCTCGAATGACCAAGACCGAGATGGAAGCTGCGATCACCGCAGGGAAGTTTATTTTTAAGGTGGACACAGCTCAGAATGTTACCGCAGTATACGATATCAACAGTTTAACCACGGTTACTGTGGATAAAGGTCCGGAATTTAAGAAGAACCGTGTAATTCGGACTATCCAGGGTATCAATAACGATATCACGGAGATCTTCGAGAGCAATTATGTTGGAAAGATCAACAATAATGCAGATGGTAGATCTCTTCTCAGAGCTACATTGATTGAGTATTTCAATGAGCTGCAGCGCTTGAATGCAATTCAGAATTTCGTGGCTGAAGATGTTACCGTCAAGGCTGGAACGAATTCCGATGCAGTTGTTATTGACTGCTACATTCAACCGGTAGACAGTATTGAGAAGATTTACATTACTGTCAACTTATCCTAAGAAAGGGGATTAAATCATGCCAGAGAATTATACAAGATTAACGGATACGATATCCTCGAAAGAGGGTAAGGTGTTTATCACTATTAATGGATCCAACAGAGAGCTCTTTGAGATTTCCAATATCAAAGCGCAGTTGGATTTAATCATTCAAGCCCGACGGATGATGGGGCATAGGATGACGCAGCATAAAGTTGTAGGAGCTGAAGGCACAGGAAGCATGACAATGTATTTCATGAACTCCGATATGCTAAGACTTGCCATTGCCTACATCAAAGAGGGCAAATACGGTGGATTAAAACTCCAGGTCAAAAACGAAGATGCTCAGTCCACGATAGGGGCGCAGGAAGTGGTAATGCTCAACGTATTACTCAAGACTATTCCGGTAGCAACGATTGACGATCAATCCGATGATCCTATCACGATTGATACTGACTTCACCTTCGATGACTTGGAGGGGTTAAGTTTCTTCCAGTTGCCGGAGAATTACAGATAACACAATTAACAGGGAGGCTTACACAGCTCCCTTAATATTTTAAAGGAGGAACTTTGTGAGTTCATTAAAAGCATTTCTTAATCCGATCCAGACGGAAAACAAAGAGGTAGTTGTATCTAATCGCTTTGTCGAAGATGGAAAGCCGATACCATTTGTAATCAGGCCGATTACCCAGGAAGAAAACAAGCTTCTGATCAAGAAGTTTACAAAGAAGAATGACAAAAAGGGGACGGAAAGTTTTGACCGGCCGGAGTATGTTTCTGCCATGACTGCCGCCGCAGTAGTGTTCCCTGATTTGACTAATTCGGAGCTGCAAAAGGCTTACGGAGTACTGGGCGAATCCTCGCTGCTCCAAAAGATGCTTTATGTTGGTGAGTATGCTGAATTATCCATGGCAGTACAGGAGATATCGGGACTGGATGCAGATATCAATGAGGATATCGAAGAGGCAAAAAACTAATATTGCAAGGTGATCCGGAAGCTACATTGTGTCACTTTGCACTTCAAAAACTCCACTTAAGAGCTGGTGTAATTATGGGAGTATGCTCAGCTAATGATCCTATGGATAGCAAGGAAAGGGCATTCACCTATGGCAGCATCCAGTTGCGAGTAGAGGATGAAAAGAAACATCTTCCGAAGGGAGGTAGATAATTAATGCCAACATTAAATGCAACATTCAGGTTGTTCAATGGATATTCAAGCACCGCAGATAAGATTATCAGTAAAACCGATCAGGCAACCAATAAGATACTCAATGCCAGTGGTGCCACTGATAAATTTAATCGAAAGCTTGAAGCAACCGGCATGAGCGCAGGGAAGGCAAGTAGCGGACTTGGTAAGTTTATATCAGCGGCTGCTTTATATATGGGCACACTAAAAGGTATGGAGATATCCGACACATACACCAATACATATGCAAGATTAGGATTGATCACGGATAGTCAAAAAGAACAGCTTGAATTACAGAAGCAGATTTTTGCATCAGCTGATAGAGCTAAGGGTTCTTATGGTGCCATGGCCGGAGCGATATCAAAGATGGGTATAACGGCTGGCGAAGCATTCGGATCCAATAGCGAGTTGGTAGCCTTCACCGAACTAATCCAGAAGGGATTTAAAGTCGGAGGAGCCAGTACAACAGAACAATCCTCTGCTATGCTACAGTTAACACAGGCTATGGGCGCCGGTAAGCTCCAAGGTGATGAATTCCGCTCGATCATGGAGAATGCCCCGATGATAGCCGATGCAATTGCAAAATATACCGGTAAGTCCAAGGGCGAGCTAAAGAAGCTGTCAGCCGATGGAGCCATTACCTCCGACATAATCAAAAACGCCATGTTTATGGCTGCTGATGATATTAATGATAAATTCGCAGATATGCCTTACACCTTTGCAGATATCTGGAACAAGGTTAAAAATGGTGGAACAAAAGCCTTCGGGTCTTTGATTACTAGAATTAATAAAATGGTCAATTCAGAGAAATTCGATAAATTCATTGACAATGTTGTCGGGGGATTAAATATTGCAGCCGGTGCAGCCGATAAGGCCTTGGATGGCATGATCGGCATATATGACTATGTAAGCTCTAACTGGTCGAGGATAACGCCTATCATTGAAGGAGTTACAGTTGCATGGCTAGCTTATAAAGCTGCCTTATTGCTCGTAAACGCAGCACAGTGGGCGGTGAATTTCGCGGCCATGCTTAATCCGATCAGCTTGTCCATAATGCTCGTAGCTGTTCTGGCCGGAGCGTTCGTTCTGCTGTGGGAAAGAAGTGAACGGTTTAGAAAGGTTTATGCTGTCATGTGGAAGTCAAGCGCCATGGTAACTGCGAACGGATATAACGCTTTCGCAATGTTTTTCAACCTTTTCGCAGTAATGTGGAACAAATCAATCGATGTGTTTAAATTATTTACAGCTGCCCTAAAAATCGGAATGATTGCCGGAGTACGGATTACCGAAGGAGCTATCTCAGGAATGATTGATCTGTTTTCGTTTTTGACCGATGCCATAGGCCTTGCTATAAAAGCATATAATTTGCTTGCAAAAGCAACTGGTGGAAAGACAATCGACTTCGATGTCAATGCTACGAATATCAAAAAGGCAATCGGTTACATATCGGACAAAGCAGTCGGAACAATAAACGGTGCATACAGTGGTGTTGACGGTGCTTTTAATAATGCAAAAATAGATACATTGATAAAGCCAATAGATACCGATAAGGCTTTCAAAGTGGTAGATGCCCTTGGAGATAAGATGGAAGATTTTACTGTATCCGGATGGTTAAAGGGGTTGTTTAGCGAAGCCAAAGGCGCTCTGGACGGGTTGCTTCCGGATGGTGACGATGGAAGCCCTACAGTGGTTGAAGGCCTTGGTAATGGCGGAGCAATAAAAGTTGATATGTCAGACGAAGACCTGCAGTATCTTAGGGATATTGCTGAAAGAGAATATATTAATAAGTTTTCCTCTGCGACATTGGCGCCGAATGTATCTTTTACGTTTGGAGATATTCATGAAGAAGCCGATGTCGATAAGGTTCGAGGAAGATTAGAAATGATGATGCGTGAAGAGATCGCAATGGTTGCGGAGGGGGTATACTAATGAGCAGTTATGAAATGTTTTTTGAAATGGGCGGCATGGTATATCAACTCCCTGTGAATCCGGAGCAGTTGGAAAAGGAATCCGTGCAGGCTATTTCAAAGTACGAGATTCTAAAGCTTGGCCAGATTGCAATTCCTACACACATGGAGCTTGCTGAGTATACTTTTGAAGCCGAGTTTCCTCATGAAGCTCAGCACTATGTTGAGACTGCGGGCGAATTCAAAGACGCGGATTTTTATCTTGCTCTGTTCGCTGAATGGAGAAGCAAGCTTGTGCCGGTGCGATTCATAGCAACAAATGGAATAGGCAATGATATCAACACCCTGGTACTGATCGAGACCATCGGGGAGGTTGAGAGAGCTGGAGAAGAGGGAGATAAATACGTCAGCTTCAAATTGTTAGAGTATCGGGAATTTGGTAAAAAGTCGATGGTTGTGGAAGAGATTGTGTCGTTTTCAACCGGGACAACTAAAGCTAAAAAGAAAAAGGCTGCCAAGGAAACAATCTATCCTAAGAGCAATGGGTACCATGTTGTAGTATCCGGAGATTCTCTATGGTCAATTGCTAAGAAATATTACGGCGATGGCAGCAAGAACAATATAATCTTTAATGCCAATAAGGATAAGATTAAGATGCCGGCGCTAATCAGTATCGGGTGGAAGCTCAGGATCCCTACTAAGGATGAATTTTCGAAGTACTCAGCACCATTACCCAAGACCATTAAGGTCGAGCCGGTAACCAAAAAGTTTATTCTTCCCGGTGAGAAGATTGTTGCAGGTTTCGGAGCGGGGTGGTGATGGCGATAGAATTCTTGATTGAGACTGACGCAGAGGTTTATGAGATTAGCGAGCTCGTGAAGTCTGTATCGTTTACAGATAAATTAAATGACGGATGTAGTAAGTTTGAGTTTTCCTTTGTTGACGATGACCTGAACATCGCCAACGGTAATGCGGTACGATTTATTTATGACGATATCAAGTACTTCGGCAAAGTATATAAACACGGTCAAAATAAAAAGAAAGAGAAAACCGCTACAAGTTACGATCAACTCAGACACGCCAAAGCAAAAGATACCATTGTTTGCAAGAACGATACTGTAACAACGCTGGCCGGGAAAATGTGCAATTATTTCGGACTTAAAAAAGGAATACTGACCGATACCGGGTTCAAGCTTCCTGTCTCGGTCCAAGATGATAAAACTTGGTTGGATATAATCTATTCCGGAATAGGTGATACACTCACCAACAAGGGAAAATGGTATGCGCTTCGAGATGAATACGGAAGTATAGCACTTAGAGACATTGAAGATTTAAAATTGGACCTGGTACTTGGCGATGAAAGCCTTTGTTATGACTATGAGTACGAAAAATCAATAGACGAAAATTTTTACAATGTCGTGAAGCTTGTCAGTGACAACGAGTCAACCAGCAAGAGAGATACTTACATCGTCAAGGATGGTAAATCTATATCAAAATATGGCATACTGCAGTATTTTGAAGTACTCGATAAAAACGGCAATCCGTCTCAGATAAAGGCGAAAGCAGATATACTCCTGAGTCTTTATAATCGAGAGGTTGAATCGTTATCATTGGAATGTCTGGGCGATACCAGAGTGCGAGCCGGTAACAGTTTTTATGCAAGCATTGTGGATATCGATATAAACAAAAGATTGATTGTCCGATCGGTAACTCACAACTTTTTACCAATACACACCATGAGTTTGGAGGTCGCAATATGATAAATGAGATCAAAGTTATAGTACAAAATTATCTAAATAATGCAAAGCTCTGCGGTCTCATGATTGGTACGGTGACGGATGATGGTATCCGAATAAGTGATAAATTAGTGCTACCAAATGAGCTTATTGTGGGCAATCTCAGAAGCACCGCTTCGGTAGGACAAAAGGTCCGTCTCCTCCGTAATCATGGCGGTCAACAATTCTATATCTTGGAGGTGATTAGCGAATGATACTGACAACAGATTTAACCGTCACAGAAGACGCAGAAACCACTCGGACGTACAAATTGACCGCTGATAGGATACAAGGGTTTACGGACGAATTAGGAGCTTTGCAGCAGGCTATATATAAGGTGCTAAGTACTGAGAAGTATGAGTATCCGATATATAGCTTTTCTTATGGGATTGAATTGGAAAGCCTTATCGGAAAAGAGCGCACTTATGTGCAGATTGAATCGAAAAGACGAATAAGAGAGTGCTTGATCCAGGATGAAAGAATCACTGGAATAGATAATTTTGTTTATACCGTAACCGGTGACGAAATGACTTGTACGTTCGATGTCACAAGCATTTACGGAAATCTCACAATTACAAAGGAGGTGAAAGTCTAATGTGGGAAGCAATGACTTATGAAAACATTTTAGCCGATATGCTCAGCAGAGTAACTTCTGACGTGGATAAACGGGAAGGTTCAGTAATTCATGATGCACTTGCACCCTGTGCACTCCAATTAGCTCAGACTTATTTCAATTTGGATAATTTCGTTGACTTAGTATCAGGTGATACTGCGATTGGAGAATATCTTGATCGGGTTGTAGCAGACTACGGAATTACCCGAAAGCCTGCTACATATGCAGTGAGAAAAGTTACAACCTCAGGAGCAGTCGATATCGGCACCAGATGGGGGTTAAATGATACGGTCTATACAATAACCGTCTTACTATCCGCGAATACCTACAGCGCCACATGTGAGCAGTTGGGCGATATCGGAAATCAATACAGTGGAGCACTCGAGAATATTGACAACGTATCCGGGATAACTGCCACGATTACAGATATCATTACTTCAGGGGAAGACATCGAAACGGATGATAACCTCAGATTAAGATTTTATACCCAGATACGAACCTCGGGAACAAGTGGTAATGTTTACGATTATCGGAATTGGGCGTTAGAAGTTCCCGGCTGTGGTGACGCAAAAGTATTCCCTCTTTGGGATGGACCCGGAACTGTAAAAGTTTTGGTGGTTGATGAGAATATGACCATTGACGAAGCGCTTCCGGCAACCGTAGCTGCCTACATTGAAACGGTCCGCCCGATCAGTGCCATAGTGACCGTAGATAGTCCCACCAGCTTAACGATAAATGTAACCGCCAATATAGTACTTGATGGTACCCAAACGTTGGAAGACGTACAGACAGCTATTATCGAAAGATTAACAACCTATTTGATAGATACCGTTTTTGAACTGTACAGTGTTAGTTATGCTAAAGTTGGAAGTCTATTATTAGCTACTGCAGGCGTTGAGGATTACAATACGTTACTCATTAACACCGGCCATGCAAATATAACTATTGCAGACGTTGAAATGCCGATCGTGGGAATAGTTATATTGACGGAGGTGGCGTAGTTGAATTTAATGACGTTATTACCCCCGGTATATGATGGCAACACCACAATGCAGAAACTGCAAAGCATATTGTCTGCAGATATAAATACTCTAGCTAATAAATTTGATGAGACGATAGATCAATGTTTTGTTAGTACGGCTGCAAGCTTATTAAGTCGATACGAAAAGATTTATGGACTGCAGGTTGACGTAATTAAATCAGATGAATTCCGGAGAGAGCGCATCAAGGCGAAAATAAGAGGTATTGGAACCGTTACAAAGCAGATGATTATAGATACTGCAAGGTCTTTTTCAAATGGTGAGGCTGAGGTTTTAGAGGACTCTTCGAATAACTGTTTCGTTATTAAGTTTATTGGGACTATGGGGATTCCGGCTAACATGGATGATCTGGTTTTAACCATTGAGGAAATAAAGCCAGCTCACCTGAGCTATACCTTCGAGTATACATATCGGCGGTGGGGTGAGGTATCTTCCTACTTGTGGGGAGATGCAGACGATAAAACCTGGTACCAATTATCGACAGAATAGGAGATGAGAATAGATGAAATATACGTCAAACTTCGGCTTAAAGAAACCGGAGCCATTAATCGATAATGTCAGCCCGGATCCACTTAATGATAATTCAGATATCATAGATGCTGGTCTTACGGTTTACTTAGGGGTCACTTCTGGATCAGGCAATACCTACGCTATTTCTTCAGATAAAATTATATCCCTGAATGCAGGTCTTGGGGTATGCGTTAAGTTTCACGCGGCTTCGACAGCAGCAAGTACTTTGAATATAAACGGATTGGGTGCCAAGGCAATAAAAAAGCCTGGTGGAACGGATGTGACTAACCTAAAGGAAGGCTTGTATACACTGAGGTATGATGGGACAAATTTTATTTTACAGGGTGAGGGAGCTTCTGGCGATGCCACTGCATCTGACCTCCTCCTGGGTAAGAAAGCAACTACAGATGTAGGGGAGATAACCGGCACCATGCCTGATAATGGACCGGATATTGCCGATGTCATAGAACTTAACACTCAAAATCAAGAGTATTCAATACCTATAGGTAAACATTCAGGGCTAAGGAAAATTAAAGCAGTTATTACGGGATTGGTAGCAAGTGTTATCAAAGCCGGTATTACAGTTGGTGGAGTCCTTGGTACATTCACAAGCGATGCAACCGCCGTAGATGCTAATGTACTAGCTACTAAGACGTACTACAGAAATGGTGTAAAGGGTACTGGGAGTATGGTTAACCATGGTTCAGGTTCAGTCGCAGGGACAGGGGTGTCTGGTGTAGCAGGTAGGGTGTCTATTGTTCCTCCACAGGGTTATCATACTGGTGTGGGTTGGGCGTATGCAGATGACCCAGACTTCATAGCAAGTAATTTCCTAAATACAGCTAACGTGTTTGGATTGCAAGGTGGTATTCAGATAGTTAACGCTGACATAGGCGACCAAGTTGCTGCAAGAACTGATATTGGCGCCTTTGCATCTGGAGGCTATTCTTACACAGGAGTATGGCCATATCGACTTATTGGCGCTGCGAATTGGGTTAGATGTGCTCAGCCTGATATACTTCCTCAGAACATATTGACGGGTAAGACTATATACGGTCAAGCAGGCACAATACCCAGAGTGGTAACAGGGCAAGCATATGCTTCAAACGGTATAGGCGGTGATAGTGTGGTTACATCTGCCGGCGATGCGAAAAATCGTCTTGCACATGCGTATATTAATATACCTGCTCTACCCTTTAGACCAAAGATGATAGAAGCACATTGGGTAGATAATTGGTATGAAAGAACTGTCTATATAGAAAACCCAACTACCCCAGGGCGACAATGTATATGGTTGGGTAACGGAGGTAATTTTAACACTCAAGATTTTGATGCTGGATGTGGAGTATACATTCAGTCAGCCGGCTCTAAAATCCCGGTGACACTTCCATATACAGATAAATTGTATACATGGAAAGCATATGAATAAGAAAGGAGATATAAATGGGAGACACAATAGCTATTTATGATACAACTGGCTCAGTAATTTCTTGTGTTACTGGAAGTGCCAGAGAACCTATTGGTGTTCCTTTTCAATGGATCACAATACCAACTGGTAAATACCTAGTTAGTATGGATGTAACAGTTACACCTAACGTACCTATCTTCGGAGAAGCACCTAAGTCAGCGGAACTGACGAGATTGGAGTTACTTGAAGTTGCTTTCAACGAACTGATATTTACACTATAGAACTAAGAGAGGAGGAGACACTATGGTAGCATATCTAGTAAATCAGATCGTACTTGGCAAGCTGAAATATTTAGAAGTAGTGACAGCAAAACCACAGTACAAAGCAGGGATTGATGCTTACATCGAAGAAAAAGGTCTAGTTATTGACAAAACAATTTAATTACATAACAAAAACCACTCATATGACGATTATATGATGTCACAAAAGCGGTTTTGTTATGAAAAAACTGGGGGATGTCTACTTATGACACAGGAAGCGTATAACAAATATCAAATTAATAGAGCCAAGGGGTTACTCCTAAGGCTCTTTTGTTATAAAAAATATTAGAAAGAAGGTAAAGGAATGGAGAAAGTATCAAAAAGCATAAACGGAATAGGTGGGTTGTTCATAGGTATTATGACAGGTATATTTGGACAGTTCTGGTTTCTATTTGCGTTCTATTTGGCGCTCAATATAAGTGATTGGTTAACAGGTTGGGCAAAGGCAAAAAAGAAGAATGAGGGTAGTTCCGCCATTGGCATCAAGGGAATAATCAAAAAGACTGGCTACTGGGCTATTATAGCTATAGCCTTTGGGTGTTCCTTTGTGTTTGTAAAGCTCGGAGAGATTCTCAGCATCAACCTTGGTTTTATGATATGGATGGGATGGTTTACGCTTGCTACTTTAATTGTGAATGAACTAGTAAGCAACTTAGAAAATTTAACCCAACTTGGCTACAAAGTGCCTTATGTGTTAATTAAGGGTCTCAAGGTATCTGGTGATTTTATAGACAACGCGGTAAGAAAGTTGCTAGATAAAAAGGTGGGAAGTGTAGGTGAAGTGGATGAGTAGATACTTAGTAGCCCTTGATGATGGGCATGGAATGAAGACTGCAGGTAAAAGGACTCCAGCTATTCCAGAGATGGACAACCGAGTTATCCATGAGAATGAGTTTAACCGAGCCGTAATCAATTATCTTGATGCAGAGCTTAAGCGATGTGGTATCAATACACTGCAAGTAGCCCCAACCGATGCAGACACATCCTTATCGGCTAGAGTTAAAGTTGCGAATAGCGCCAACGCAGATTTATATATTGCGATCCACTACAATGCTCTGGATGGCACATTTGAGGGTAAGGATCCCAGTGGATTATCCGTGCATATTTATCCTGGATCAGTAAGGGGACGAAAGCTCGCAGAGTGTGTACATAAATATCTTGTTCAAGGCACAGAGCAGATTGATCGCGGTATCGTAGAGAGCAATTACCATGTTATCCGGGAAACTAACATGCCGGCAATCCTGTCTGAAAACGGATTCATGGATAACAAGCGTGAAGCGCTATTGATGATCGATAAAAACTTTCAAAAGGAAGTTGCAGCTGAACACGCAAAAGGCATCTGTGATTATCTGAGGGTCAAGTATGTTCCTGAGGCAAGAATTGTTTACCGGTTGCGTGTCGGTGAATATGCCAGCTCAGACGAAGCAAATAAGGCACGCACAAGACTTAAGTCCCTGGGGTATGAGTCCACTATCGTAGCTGATAAGATATAACGGCCTGCTTGGATATGCAGTTTAAGCCAATTTAAACCGTAGGCTAAATCACGAAGATTAATTGGACAAGCGAAACCAAAACCGCTTAGAATGTCAATATACGAGGTAATAATAAAACCCCTGGGCTTGTTGGCTCAGGGGGTAATTTGTATATTTAACTTATATGAATTACTATTCTCCTACCATGCCATCACCGTCACGGTCATCCATGTATTGGTATAGCCAATGATCCGAGTAGATTGGCATTTTATATCCGGCAGATTTCGCTTCAGCTATCGTCACCTTGCCATTTCCATTTGTGTCAACTCTTGAGAGATCATTCTTTTCCTTGACAACATCATTTTTATTATCTTTGTTAGGAGTCTGTGTTGGGGCCTGCGTTATGGATGCGTTGACTTCATCAGGGTTTACATTCTCAAATTCATCAACGATCTTATTCCCTTTAAGCACATATTCGTATTTATATTTGGAGGGTATCTGTTTATCGGTATCAGAATAAGTAATTGTTGCTACAAAAGACTCACAACCTCCAGCATCACGAATTATCTTTTCCGTATAGGCCTGGTCGCCGTATCGGTTTAGTGTACTATCTTGTGGAGTGATATTATATGCGTTTGATACACCTCCAAGTGCATCCGCAATAACATGACCTTCGTCTAAATCTTCTTGTTCAACTCCCGGCACTTTTGCCTCATCATCATAGTATCTACCATTAGAATTAACTGGTTCAGTGCTATCATCTTGAAGAATAATTTCATCCGCAATTACATAAACAAGTTGACCATATTTATTGGTTAATGCCCAATATTCACGATCTTCAAATCCAATATCCACAGCAACATTAGGCTGCCTGTCGCCTGATAAATCACCACCATCAACTTCGATAATTTTATAAGCGTTCCCTGCATAGTCTAAGGTTGAATTGTGGCTACCGTCGCTCTTAGCTGGCTTTTTGGTTGAATCCTTGGTGGGAGCAATTGTCGGGGTTACATCCTTTGGTGACACCGTTATGGCTTCGGTCGGTGACTCAGTGATTGTTGACGTTACTGTTACAGCATTATTATTTGGCTTGTTACTAGGCACATTCTGTGTACACGCAATTAATGTAAAAACCAATATAAATATGACAAAAGCACCTGTTATTTTTTTATTTCTCAATTCCTCATCTCCTTTGTAATATAATATCATGAAAATATTATGTTGAGTATGGAGGATAATGTCAACATTTATCCAATTGACCGTGTATGATGTAAGGCCTCTTTCCACCAGTCAACAGCTGGGTTATTTTAGTATTTTTCACCATGAAATTCTCTATTTAATAATTGGATTATACTAACAATAGCATAATATTTAAAAAAGAATACCCCGGTCATTAAAGGCCGGGGCTGAGCTTGCGTACTAGTCTAAATCTATAAATTCACCGGATGTTTCCCCATCGATATCTATATATATAGGCAAATAGTTATATGTATCGATATCAATTACTTGGAACTCTACGAGAAACTTACTTCTAATCTCGGCGCCAAACGAGTTTTGCGCATCAACATAACTCTGTACAGCTACCATATCCCCGTTGCGTTGCATGGCTATTTCATCAGGGCTCCATACGATCGAAGGAAAGTCTGCTGACTTGGGGGATTTTAAACTGCTTTTGACTATTTCTTTTGCAATTGAATAATATGATACGCTATCGGTTATTATCCTGTCTAAAACTCCCTGTTTATCCATTGTTACTGTTAAATCATCGTAAAGAATGAATGAGCCGCATTTTATTTTATATATCTCGTCGTCGTCTAAATTAGCAGTCAATTCGTATTCATCTGCATTAATAATTAAAACAGAATCGCTATAATCACTTTTACTTACATATGTTATATCGGAAAATCCAATTTCACTTGTTAATACATCATATAGATTCGAAGCGGTATCTTCTTTTAGTCCTGCATCTTTTGACAGCGATTCAACAAAGGATTTCTCAGGAGTAAGTGTAGGAATAGGAGTTGAAGTGGGTCCAGTTGTAGCATTAGGATCTGCGGTAGAGGCTTCGTCCTGATCTGAGATAACTTTATCTGGGCTGCCGGAACTCGAAGAATCTTCTGAATCATTTAATGCAGACCCAATGACACCAATAAACATGAGAACAACAAATGTTATCAGGCCATAATACAAACATCCCTTCTTATTTTTTTGCTTGATAGAATTATTTGGATAATAAGGAGGTGGGGGAGGAGGTAATGGTCTTTGCTGATTTTGTTGGTATGGTGGTTGCTGCTGAAATTGCTGTTGATTTTGCGGCTGTTGAGGTTGCTGAGCTGCAGTTCCGCAATTAGGACAATAATTCCAATTATGAGCTACACCGCATTTTGGGCATTTCACATTCAATTAGTTTCCCTCCTTTGTATTAACAAATATATCCATAATCATTATAATCCAAATAGCATATTTTGTCAAAAAGAAAACCCCACATTGCTGCAGGGCTCCTTCCATTCAACGTAGACGACATTCTTTTTGGGATAGGTTTATATTATCACGGCTGGATAAATTTGTATAGTTGGCAAAAAGCTGATTATCATGATTCCTTATATACATAATAAACAATATAGTACTAACAATACATAGCCTACAGGGCATGATGGCTCCTTATCCACAGGACATGCCAATTCACCGGCGGATATGCTCAGTAGATTGGAAGCATTGGTTTTATTGGGTGCGGAGATACCGTTATTAGCAGTACGCAAGCAAATCGCATCGGCGCTTGATATTATCGTTCATCTAGGCAGGTTAAGGGATCGCTCCAGAAGACTTCTCTCCGTCTGCGAGGTCCTTGATTGTCAGGGAGGGGAGATTCTACTGAACCCAATCTACGAATTCGAAGAGAGCTGTGAGGAACAAGGAAGAGTCATCGGAAGCCTAATTAAGAAAAATAATCTCAAAATGCTTGATAAACTAAAAAGAGCGGGCATCCATATAGATATGTAATAAATTGCTGATGATGCAATTTTATTAAATAGAGATAAGGAAGGGGGAGATAAAGACGAAGGACTATAATCGGTATGACTTATCCCGGAAGGAGAGGATACTGTATCTCTACCAAGGACTACTAATCATCATCACAATCGGGTATCTCTTCTATCAAAATCTCATAGGTATTCTCCTACTGACACCCCTGGTTTACCTATATCTGAAACATAAAAAAATAGCGTTGATTAAGGACCGGAAATGGAGGCTGAGTCTAGAATTCCGGGATGGAATCCTTTCTCTGTCGGCAGCCTTAGAGGCAGGTTATTCTGCAGAGAATGCGATAGAGGAGGCAAGAAAGGATCTTAGCCGTATCTATCAGGAGAATGCTATGATACTTCAAGAATTTGCCTATATGACGAATCAGATTCGTATGAATGTAACAGTTGAGAAGGCGCTGGAGGATTTTTCGGTAAGGAGCGGTATTGAGGATATACAAAGCTTTTCTGAGGTGTTCAGCACAGCGAAGCGAACCGGGGGAGACTTAATCAATGTGATTAAACTCACAGGCAAAATAATCAATGATAAGACAGAGGTTAAGAGGGAGATTATTACGCTAATCACAGCAAAGCGCTTGGAGGCAAATATCATGAAGGTTATACCCCTGCTTATCCTGGTCTATCTATTAGTGTCTTCTCCGGGATTCTTGGAGCCGCTATACCATAATACCTTTGGTGTAATTG